TAGCGGCGATCAGCAAACTACGCTCATCTGTCCAAGCAGCGATCTGAATAACAGCGTTTTCTAACGATGTTTCATTCAAGTCAGCAGCGGTAGATGGAGTGTTACTGTTAGTACCACCAGACACCAAGGGGTGAGCAGTAGAGCAAAGCACCACGCCGTCGCCGTATGTTGGGCCACCTGTGAAGGCGTTGTTCAACACATAAGCGGCTTTAACTTGCTTGGTGTAAGCCATACCACGGGCCAAAGCCTTGGTATAACGTGAAGACAGGCTGTCGTACAAGTTATCTTCCACGGCTTCCTCTGTGATGGAGAAGCCCATCGCAATGGTTTCGTGGACATAACGTGCAGTCCATGCTTCCTGTGCATTGTCATAAGCGATGGCAGAACCCTCGTTTTTGACTGGTGCGGCAGAGAAGCCAGAGAGTTTAGTCTCTTCTTCGAAACTACGCTCTGATGTCTCAGTTTCGTAGATCTCTTTGTGCTCTTCGCCGTATTTAGCATACTCTAAGCCAAACAAAGCATTCAAGCCGGGGAGCAACTCTTTAAGCAGTTGTGCGCGTGAAATAGCCATTTGTTACTCCTTAAACACCAGTGGTGTTGTTGTACTGCGCTGTATTGATCTTTACGATGAACTCGTAATAGGTCGTAGCGGCAGTTGTTGCAGGGCCTGTGGCTGTGTCAGGTACGACATCAATCACGCGAATAGGCAATGTATTAGTAGTGTTGGCGGAAGAACCGTCAATACCATAGTACGAATCGCCAGTGGTTGTAGAACCAACATTAGCAACCAAAGCCACATTAGATCCAACAATCGTGCGAGCATAAGCCGTAGGAGTGGTGGAACCAGCGACAGTAGCGCAAACACGGAACGCTGCACTAGGATCATCCACAACAAAAGCCAAAGCCATGTTTGTTGAAGTTGAAGTAGAAGCAGGATAGTTCTGTGCGAACGTAGGCTGACTCAAAGAGTTGATGTAAGAACAACCAACCAACACGCCAACGATCTTACCTGAATCGGTAGTATTCGCTGCAACGATGTAACCGCTTGTGTCCACTTGCACGGTATCACCGTTCAAGATTGCAGTAGCGTAGGAAGGTGCGATTGGGATTTGACGGATCGCTCCGGCGTAGGGTAGACCATCCAGTCGGTTGACTGGCTTAAAACCATACGTCTTATCAATCGTGGGATATGCCATTTAAGACTCCAAGAAGATTAAAGACCTTTTCCGAAAGTGACTGTGGACTTACGTTCTTTGAACATAGGCATCCGTGGGTCATTTTCGCGCATGTAAGTATTATCTACTGATTGCATCTGAGCTTCCGACTGTTGCCGATAGTACTCATTTCGCTGTTCAGTAAACTCTACTGGGGTTTTGCAAAGTAACAAACCACCGACCTCAACGCTATCTGGAAACTGTGCGTTGCCGCTAGATCCAAACAAACGGATTTCAGGATGGTCAGAAGCCTTTACAGGTTCCCAGCCTTCACGCAGTTTTGAAGAGATGTTAGTAGCGTCTGCTTTATTCAAGGAGCTAACACGGATCCAGCGGAAAGCGTAGCCTGGCTCTGGATGAGGATCAGGCAAAAGCTGTGGGGGCATCCAATGTTTTGGACGAGCAACAGCTTCACGACTTTCGGTATCACGCTTAGCGCGAGTTTGAGTTTCAGACATATCATTCACCTTTTCTTAATTCTGCAATTTTTTGAGCCATGAGTTCGTGGGATACACCGAACTTTTTAGCCATTGTTACCTGAAATGGAGTGAGCCTAATCTTGGAAGATGAGGTGCTCCTTGTTGCAGGTGCAACGACATTCGATTTTTGACGAGGAGCGGATTGACTCTGCTGAGTTTCCGGTTCGTTGCTTTCCAGACCGAAGTTCTCTGGAAACACTTGGCGAATCCGCGAATTAAGTCGCGCATAGTATTCATCGGAGTTAGGGTCAATTCCAGACTTAATGAGCTTAGTGTGTAAGCCCAGAGCAAAGCTGGTCATCTCATCATCGCTACCGAACCAAGAATTCTCGCTTTGCCATCTAGCAGCTTTAGGGTCTGCTTGCGGTTGACGAGGGACTTCCCTAGGTGCGATTTTTACTTCATTTTCTTCCTTTTGTAAAGCAGGTTTAAAATTATTTACCCGCTCCATTTTAATTTTGGCAGAAGTTAATGACTCTTGAGCCTCAACTAAAGCATCAGAATCACCTGATTCATACGCCAGTTTGTAGCGTCTTTTGGCTTCATCAACCTCGTTAGATACTACTTTTTTAGCCTGTTCTAATAATGCTGACTGACCTTCAGATAATGAACCTTTGAGCTTTTTATTCTCTTCGGCTACTGATTGGGCAAAGGCAATAGCCTCTTCCCGCTCACGAGTTGCTTCTTCAGCACGGCGGCGTTCAGTATGAAAACCAGACTGAAGATCAGCAATACGTTTTTTAACCTTCTCATCATATTTTTCAATTTCATCATCATCACCCTTAGGAGATGTAGATTTATTAGAAACTTGTATTTCTACATCTACCCCACCATCATCTTCAATAGGTTTCTTTTCCTCATCAGGAAAAGCAAACTCTTCTTTATTAAGATTTTCCATAGACTACTCCTTAATAGTTAGGTCGCTGAATTCCACGGGGATCCTGAACAACCGCTTCAACGCTGTCATCGTTGATTAGTCGCCACTCGGTTCCGTGTATTTTCATTCGCGTCCCAGTATTAGGTCGCGTAATGATGAAGTCTCCAACTTTGCATGAAGCCCCTGAAGGAAATCGCTTTTCGTCTTTAAAAGCGTCTGGGCCAATCTTGGCCACAAACAAGACGGGAGAAAGCAATTCTTCATGGTGCATTGCGGTGGAAGACTTTAAAATGCCAGTTTCGCTATATTCATCTTCTGCTTTTGGAAGCATACACAGAAGGTGATATGTAGCGGGATCGGGCACTTGTCGTGCTTTTTCCTCTGGATCTTTGTTTAAAAGACCAGACAGGTCAACAGCAGACACATCAAATTCACTCATCGTCATCATCCTTAATTTTTCTTAAAAGGTCATTCAACTCAAACTGCGCGGTTCGTAGACCTTTGATTACTCCGCACATTCCCTTGTAATCAGCGTAGTCTTTAGCTACGCCATCACATAAAGATCCACTTACATCTTGAACCCGCTCATTAATTTTTTGGTTCAAGACTTCGAATATCTTCAGTTCCATGATTCACCTCTATTGGTTTAAAAGTAGTAATGTCGTAATTAGCAGACTTACACCATACTCGTGCAAAATTGCAATCCATTCTTAATGGGCATGATTCGCACTTGGCATTTTTAGTACTGATGTTATTCCCATGATTCCTGTATAAATAAAGAACCTTAGGTAATCTGGCTGCTGGAAATTTTTCAACAATTTGCATAAACAAATCGCCATCTATACAGCCATTAGTACTGGCTAATTTCTCGTTATAACCTTGGATGTGATTCATTACATCTGAGCGGTACATTCCAAAATGCCGCCACCCATGTTGATGTAATTTATTTGGATCGTATGTGGGACTAGGAGAGTAATGTTCTACTTCGCCCTTCTTACCTATCTGGGCAAAGTCGGAGTAAATAAATTTAACATCTGGAAGCTGGTCAAAAGCCAGCATCATTTCTTCAATGGCATACCTTTCCAGCATATCGTCACTGTCAAAATGAGCATAAAAGTCCCCTTTTGCAAGCTTAACTATCTTCAACATAGTGGCGTTATAGCCAATATTTGCCTCATTTTTGTGGACTTTTATGCGTTTATCACCCTTAGATAACACCTCCGCCAGCTCCCAAGTGCCATCATCAGACCCATCATCGAGAATTATCAGTTCCCAATTCTTATAAGTCTGCTTTTTTGCGCTATCTATAGCGTTTTTAATGTAAGCCACGTTGTTATACGCAGCCATTAGTAGGGAAACTAGCGGTTTTGTCATTTAGCCTCGCGTCATTTTGGTAATAACATCAGCTTTAAGCTTCTGTTCGTTGGTTTTCTCTGCGGATTTCAAGCGCATAGCCTCTCTTTGACCTTCTGCTTTGATCCTTTCAGCATCAATAGCCAATCTAGCCTGTGCCAGCGCCAAATCAGCCTGATCTTTCGCAGCTTTACGCTTAACTTCATCAGCTTTGATCTGCAATTCAGCCTGTTGCATCTGAATAAGCGGGTCTTGAGCTTGTTGTTGAGCCTGTTGCTGTTGAGCAGCTGCTGTATTTGCCTGTAAAAGCTGGGCACTTGCCTCTGCAATGAGCTTTGACAACTGAACTTCCACATCTTCTGGCAGTTTTTGGTTTGGAGGAGGCAGTGGTACGCCCATTTGCTCTTCAATCTTGCGTCTGTACAAGAATCCAAGGTGCTCTGCAATGTGAGCCTGAATAGCCGCCATCATCTGTTGAGCCATTGGGTTTTGCCCCATCGTTTTAGCAATCATTGGGTCTTGCATAAACGTTGTATGAGCCGCAATGTGAGCATCTTGGTCTTGATAGATGAACGCTTTAGTAGGTTCACCCTTCAAGAACGCCATGTTCTCAGAGATAGGATCTCTTGGCTCTTCATCATCTGGTGTTGGGACTAGCTTTTCGCCATTCTTAATACCCAAAACCTCAATCATCTGTCTATGAAGATTAGGTAAGTTGTAGATCTGGGGAGCTTGCTGAGCCATCTGCATCACAGCTTGATACTGCATGATGCGCTGAGCCATAGTCGAGCTATTAGGATCAGATACAGGAATGACATCTACCATGTCATAGTCTTCCTGCTTAGCCATCCGCGTACCAGAAGCAGGATCGTACTCATACTCTGTAGGAGCATAGTCACGAATGATTGCTTTTAAGATCTTGAACTCTTGTTTCATAGAGTAGTGAACACGAGCCTGAACCGCAGACATCGTTTTCAACTGACGCTCTAACAAAGCTAGGGTAGTTCCAACTGGAGCATTAGCAGACATATCACTAACATTCATGTCAGCAATAGATCCCAAACGTCGACCCTCTTCGGTGACCTTCTCTAACAAAGCAGCCAATACCTGTGATGGATCCTTGTAAGGAAGCGTCATGATGTTGTCTTTGATAGACCCACTTGGTACATCTACATCTCGGAATTCACCCGGAGCAATAGGTGTGTCGTCACCCTTTACTCGTAAACCCCTAGACTTCAAACCGCCGGGAAGATTACTTAATGTGCCAGCATCAATGAGTTGTCTAATAAGAGAAGTACCGGCTCTCGCGTAACCACCAATAAGATGTATGAAGCCAAAGCCATAAGCACCAAAGCCAGGTACATAGTCATACTGGACAAAATGTTGACGCTTAAGACGCTTCTTATCTTTCTCATCCCAGTTCCTGTAAATAGATAGAACCTTGTTAGTTCCAACATCAATCGTGATGATGTAAGGTAAAGCAATGCCATCTTCATCTTCATAACCAGGTAAGTCATAGTCAACTTGGATTTCATAAATCTGGTAGCGGTCATCATCAGTTACTGAGTAACCCTGCTCATCCGCTTTCTTCTTTTCTACATCGGTGTGTAAGTTACTAGGCTCGCCCAGATCTACATCACAGTAGAAACCAGCTACCTGTAACTTCTTAAGTTCATTCTTAGACTTACGCATGATGTGCGTAACTCTCTCAGCCGTTCTAGAGTTACTAGATCCATAGGGAATAATCACATCCTCGGCTGGAACATAGACAGAAGTCTGTCTTCCTAGAGAAGGGTCGTAGTAAACTTTCTTAAAAGCTGAGCCAGCTAGACCTAAGTTAAATAACATCCGCTCATGTTCAGGGCGATACTCAGGCATCTCCTCTGTGAGCTTATAGTTCATGTCCTCTTGGACGCGAGCTGCCGCCTCAGTTTTAAGACGGTCAATTGCACCGATAATTTCTGTTTTGACTGGGCCAGCTGCTGGGAACGTTTCAATGATAGTTTCACTTTGGAAACGAACAGCCGCCTCGGTGAGTATGGTTGAGAATACGCCACAAGCGCCATTCCAAGGCTCAGTCCTTTCTTCATACTTCATCCCCAAAACATCTAGACCTTTGACATACATCTCCACCCAGTCTTTACGAGATGTCACATCGCTAGACACCTCTTCTACCAAATCAGAGCCAATAGTAGCTAGAGTTCCTTCATCAATAAACTCAGCCAAATTGCTGTCAAACTCGTCTTCCCCACCAGTAGGAGGATTCAAATCAATTTCAATTCCATCGATTTCAATCTTCATAGATTCAGGATTTTCAACCTCAATTGAAATATCTGGATCCAGAGTATCTATGCCTTGTGGCATTTCGTATAAAGATTTTTCCATGAGAGCCTCAATAGTAAACTTGCTTCTTTCTGAAGCCGATTAGATCTTCGCGCTCGTCTGAATCAAGCCGCAAAAATCCACCTTGTCTGAAACGAATTAGTCCTTGTACACAAGCATCAACCAAGTCATCATGCTCAGCATTTGGAAACGCTGCCATCTGCTCGACTAACTCGTGCGCCCACCTCGTATCAGGTGCCCATACTTTACCCGACTTGAACAAATCAGTCACCGAGTTTAGACGCACAAACTTATCATTTCCTCTAGATGGGGTGTACTCACTCACCACAATCCCCATCCTCCTCAATTCAAATATCAGCGGAGCGCCAGCAGCTTTAGCCTCAACAACAAAAGCATCAGGCTCCCAATCCTTATAGTGGTTAAATGCTTTCTCCTTCAACTCAGGAAACTCCATCCTCTTTTGGAAAGCATCTAACAAAATAATATTGATGTCCTCTGGATTCTCGTTCAGGTGAAAAACGCCAAGCGTCACGCAGGCGGAATAGTCTGATCTCTCATTCTTAGTAAAAGCCGTATCCCAAGACTGGATGATAAATTCACACCTAGGCGGATCTTCAGGCTCCCAGATTTTCCACCACTCCCGCTTAACTAAAGCACCCTCTTCTCCAGTCGGGGTCTGTTGATACTGAGCATTCCACTTAGATACTGGTAACTCTTCTCTTAACGCGGATAGTTCTTCCAAACTCCAGAACTCAGGCCACAACGGATTACCACTCGGCATAATTGCTGGGAGTTCTATAACCTCCCACTCATCAGACGCTTCCCTCTTTGTGGCATCTTTGATAATCCTGCCAGTTAAATCTTTCTCAGCCCAGCGGGTCATCACTACTACGATAGCTCCTCCTGGCTGTAATCGCTGTCTTGGCCCAGAGGTGTACCACTCATACACCTTATCAAATACAGTCGGATCACCTTGAGCCAAGGTAGCTTCCTGCTCCGAATGCGGATCGTCAATGATCAGTAGGTCAGCACCCTTACCAGTCACAGTTCCTCCAACTCCAATAGCGAAGTACTCACCACCTCGGTTAGTAGCCCACCTACCAGCTGCTTTACTATCCTGTCTTAAAGACACATCAGGAAAGATACCCGCATACTGCTCCGAACCTACAAGGTTCCTAACCTTCCGTCCAAAGTTGACCGCGAGGTCGCCAGTGTTCGATGTCTGGATAATCTTCTTATTAGGATACTTCCCAAGGAACCAAGACGGAAGTAGATACGAAGCAAACTCAGACTTAGTATGACGAGGAGCCATGTTAATAATTAATCTCTTAATTTTCCCACTAGCAATCTCCTCAAACTTCTTAGCCATTAATGCGTGATGCCTCCCGTGTACGAATCCGGGCCACATCACCTTCACATACTCCATAAAAGACAACTGCGCCTTCTCCCTCCTCAACGCATTCTTATACTCCTCAACATCCGCCAACAAAGCTTCCTGCTCCGCTATAGGTAATGTCTTCAGTATCTCTTCTATGTTCATTCTGAAGCCCTAAAGTTCTTCACTCTAAATTCCTAAACTTAATGTAAACAGGACGAATCGTCCTACCTCTTCGGTCAAGCTTCTTTATAACACCTATATCCACCAGCCTGCTAATTATTTTTGAAGTATTAGACATACTCATCTTGCCCCGCTGGTTCGCAATATCTCGTAAGGACGGGCTAAACCCATACTTCTTCCACCACTCATCTACTATAAGGAACACTTCCTTCTGCACAGGACTCATCCGAACCTCCATACACTGTTCATAACTCTTATCCCGACTACTCGCCCTCATCTTATTTCGCATTACTAAACGTTTAATAATACCCAAGGGTTTCTACTAGCATTACTAAACGTTTAGTAATACCCCATGTTTTCATTCTGAACTCCTTATGGGGGGTCTTCCCTGAATGGATGGGGTGGGGTCGCGCCAGCTGCATTTTCAGATGGGTGGGGGGTGTCTGAATCTGATTCTTGTTGGGTTGGTTCTACCAAATCCGATTCTTGTTGGGTGGGTTCGAGTGGAATAGTATGTAATATATCCTGGGACTCCTGCTGCGGCCTGTGGGGGGTCGGGGGCGGGTGGGTGTCAGAACCCAACTCTTTCAAGAGGGTGTCGGCATCCACGAAGGAAACATCCTCTGCTTCACCACGCATCAGAACCTTGAGTTGTTCCATGATCTTCGCTTTGGTGTCTTCGCTAGAAGTGATTGTTCTGATCTCCTTGCGTTCTGTGAATGCTGACACTTCGGTCACAGTTCCCAAAACCTTCGATGCTTGAACCTTTGTTGCTTGTTTCGCTTCGGGATCGATCAAGACTTGAACCAACGATTGAATTACAAGTTCCCTCAGTAGCGCAGGGGTTCTATATTTCGCCCCCTCAATTGCCATCTCATAGTGTTCTCGTTCTAGCTTTATTCTTTCGTCTCTTGCGAGGATGTAAGGTTTACTGGCGAGAGTTGATTTCGTTGCGTTCTTTTTGTAGCTTCTTCGGTAAGCTTCTGCTTTCGTCTGACCCATAGCAAGTTCTTTCGCGAAGTTCTTTTGTTTCGAGGTGAGGGACTTTTTGGAAACGATCAAGAGATCTTCCATTGGTACTTGAGAGAGTCCTTCTCTTATCTCTTTTCTGCTTAGTGGTTTCATGACTCTATTTTAGGGGAACAAGATGGAAAACTGCAATGCTTCGCAAGGATTCCCCCTCGCAAATTTCTCTCTCAAATCCTTGCTGCGATGCACTTTTTTACAATTTTTTTCACCTATTTGCTGCAAAGTGCAATTTTGTGTATTAGAAT